GTATGTTCCTAAAGGTAGGTCTACGGCAGTGCCTTTTTGTGGCCATGGTAAAGCAGAAGTGAAGTAGTCGTGTCTTTTTCCTCTTTTAAGTAAGGCATAGTCTCCTACGGCATCGGGTCCATCTCCTTTGTTAACTGTAACGGAGTCTTGAAGGTTTTGGTCTCTGAACCACTCATTGTAAATAAGGTTGTAGGCTCTAAGAGGTAATATGTTGATGGTTATATCATCTACGTCTGTAGGTAGGCCGAATTTATCGAAAATTTCGCCAACTACGAATCCTGAACCGGTGTTTATGGTAGCGGTAGGAATAAGGTAATCAGTGGAGTCTCCTGGGTCTATTTGTTCGCCATTGAATTTTTGCCAGTTGTCCCAAACTAATCTAGTTGGAACGAAGAAGAAGAAGTAATCGATATACATGTTGTCCATAACAGGAACAACTTGAGTGGCTAATCGTGCAAAGGATTTAACATTTAGGTTTACGGTGTCTCCGGGTAATATTTCGTCGCAAAAGATTGGAACGAGATAGTCGAAGTCGAAGGTATCTTTAACGGCAAATGATCTATCAAAAACAGATCTTGCTTGATTAACGCTAGGTACTTTAGCGAAGGAATGTTGTGAGTTTCTATTGCCCAAGGACATTAATGAGTCGTTCATAATTTTAATTTCTCCTGTAGTTGTTTAAATTTAGATTTCAAAATAGTTTCTTTAACTTTAGATCTTGTATATGGGTAGGCTGCACCTCCTTTGTAGTTCATGCATTGTGTTAAATATTCTGCTTCCTCTTTTCTAGCTTTTTTTTCTGATTGTTCTATAATTTTTTGCATAACGCCAAATTTAAATTCTAGATATTTTTCAAAATGATATTTTTTGTACCAGTCTACATAGTAGCGTGGGATTTTAGATTGTTGCCCATTAGGTAGGACAATGAATCCGTTTTCGAAGGTATGTTTGTGGTATTTTTCTATCCAAGAACGGCCTATGGCTCTCTTGGAGCTTACTTTGTGTATAGGATGGAAGGCATGTTCGTTGTCGTTTCCGTGTACTAGTTTTTTGGCGGCGTATCGTGCGACGTATCCGGCAGATTCAAGTGTAACTGATCCGAACTCGGCGTTGCCTTTTTTCCAGAGGGAATCGATTTCTGAGGACGTATAAACTTTTTCGCCTTGGTCTGTGGTGTATTTGTGAACAGAGTCTTTAGGGCTGTAATTAAACAATATAGCATGCCAATGAGGTCGCTTATTTTTTTCACCGTATTCTCCTGTCACCATGTAGGTTATTTTTAAGGCATCTTTAGCCTCTTTAGTTGTAATGTTTCTTGTAACTTTTTCTCGTAGAGATTTCATAAATAATTGGAAATCTAGATATTGGAGCTTAGGAGAGGTCAGGTTGGCTTCGTTATAGGTAAGGGTAAGGAAGATGTTGTCTGGGTGCATTTGCGCTTCGTGTACGGCCCGTACGGCCTTCTCACGGGATATGTTGAGTCGGCAAGGAAGGCATTTTCTGCATTCAAACTCGAATCCGACTAGACCGATAGTTGCTTTATTGCTAGAATAAACTATGTCTCCGGCTGAATTGAAGCTGGCTTTTAGGGGTCTTATGCAACGCACTGTATAGGGCCCTTTCTTTTATAGTCTTATTCCACCACGCATATTAGCGGGATTTACATTATTCAGGGCTTGCACGCCTGTGTTCTTTTTAAAGGACTTTTTACTTTTAGATTTGCTTATTTTGTGACGTTTCATGGGACTCCTTTTTGTTGGTACTGACAGTATGTCTGTCAGTACGGCAAAGTACAACAAGGAATGGACTTTGCCGGACTGTTTCTTACTGAACGTTTGGTTTCATTAATGCGACTGCTTTCACAACATGTTGTGGTGTGTCTACAGGTTTAAATGTGCCAAGATTGTCATCATATTCTCCCAGGTAATAGAGATCGTAGTCTTCTGGGAACGCATTGAATTGCGTTTTATTATCGTTGACAGCGGTAGTAAAGCTTCTCTCCGCTTCACCGTGTGTTTTCTGAAAGAACGGTGTGTTGAATATTTCGCATTTTTGATCTCGTATTGAGAACATTTTTAGTTTCATGGATGTCTCCTTAGTTTTGAAAGCTTAATTGCTTTCGTTTATGGATAATGTGTCGTTGAGATTTATTGTCAATTTTTTTTCTTCCTTTTCTTTCCGTGGGGCTTCCTGTTAGTGAAAGCCCTACTCAAACAAAGGAGAAAATTATGAAATATAAATCTTATACAGTTCCTGAAAAATTAGAATATTTTCAAGCGAAGGAACTTGAAGCTTACGCTAGGTTGTTGAGGATCAGAGATAGAATCAGTGAATTGAAGTATCTTATAGAGAATAAGTATCAGAGCTGGGATAGTGACCTTGAGAGAGATCTTGAGCGAGCTCGTAATAGAGATAGGGATAGGGGTGAGGGTTAGTGTTTTGTCGCACACGTAGCGCGCGCGTTTTTATAATACCCTCACCCGTGAAGGTGGGGGTATAACCCTGAAGATTTTATAGATCTTGCGGTCGTGAAATGAATTTCGTAAATAGCTCTAGTATGAAGTCAATCACTGTCTGAATCGCTCTTAGTATTTTTTCCAATTGGTTCTCCTTTCGGACTAACGCGGGCTTCGCCCTTGTTTGCGGCCGAAGTTTTCGGTCCGCCCTGTTCTGAATCGGGTGACTCGACCAATGTCTTGAGTCCTAGTTTAATAGCTTCCTCATTATTTGCGGGGTCTTCTAGGAATTGAAGCATTTCATACATATTGTTGTGAAATCGTGCCCTAACTGCGGCAGGTTGAGACATAAAGTCTGTTTCCGCTTGTTTAATAATAATATGGGATTGTAGAAGGTCCTTGCAGTTTGTTACATCTGCGAATTGACCTTGTTTTTTGGCCAAGTGTGTAATTTGGCCGGTTTTGTGGAATTGTGCCATGATGTTGTTGACATCGCAATGGGGACTCCAACTGGGGTCTGTTTTTGAAGGGGTTTTGTTTTCGGTGTATACACGTTTTCGTCCTGTTTTCTCGTCTATAATAACTTTTTTCATCGTAATCCTCCTTTAGGTGTAGATCGTTCCCATTCACGTACATGAGTCCGTCCTCCTTGTTTTAATTTATTAATCATAGGTCGTAAGATGTCGTAAAAGTCGTTCATAAGATCGGCTTTAGGGATACCTTTCTTGTCAACTCTTTCGAGTGTTTTAGTTCTTGAAGTTTCTGCTCTAAGTTTTGCAACCTCCTCCTTTTGTTTTTCGATAGCTAGTTTTATAGCTGAAGCTTCGGCTGCGGAAGTAATAGCTGCACCCATTTCGTTCTCGGCAGTAGCCGTAGGGTGGTTAGCAGCGTCTCCTGCACCTCCTGAGCTTGAAGGTGTAGATGCTCCGCCAGGTAAAGCTAATAATGGATTGAGGCCTGCTTGTTTTAAGTCAGCAACGCCTCTTTGCATAGCTGTGTTAGACATGAGTGTTTCATAGGCTTGAGCGCGTACTCTTTCATCTTTTTGGAAGTCGCGATTTCTCGCTGCTTCTTTAGAATTGAGATATCCTGCGTCTCTAGCAATATTTGCGTTTGTTCTGTTTGTTTCTCTTTGGCCAATGAGGGAGACAATTCCCCCTCCTACTGCGCCAGCGACTGCACCCCAGGACATTAGAACCGTCCTAGTGTAGCTGGTACGCCATAAACCATCATTAATCGTGCGTGTTTATAATCAAACCATGCGTCGAATAATAGGTGAGGATAGCCTGCTGTAACGGCAAGAGATCGTTCGATAGGAGTACTGCTTTCAATGAATGTGGAGTTGAGGGCAGGTAGCGAAGAAAATTCTTCGGATAAGTGCCATACATCTAATGAAGTAGTGTAAGTAGATCGGAATTGGCCGCGTATTTCAGACGGTTTATAACGATATTCAGCATATCTTTCTTGGTAGCCAAAGGTGTCGTCATCGGCAGATGTTCCTTGAGCGTATATTTCTTTGTTGAGGATAGCTTGTTCGCCAAGTTCTTGAAGTTTAGGCCAGAAGAAGTCATAGCGAGTAGAGCGGGACCACATTTTATTAATACCTTGTTGATAGGTAAGGTCAGCGCGGGCTTGTGCTAATCCAATAACATAACCATGTTCGGTAAATGATTTTGAGAAGCCA